GGGGGAGCACTTTCAGCGGGGTCAAAGGTCACCAACGGCTATAAAAGTAGGCCAAGTGCTCCCCTCCTTATCAGTTACTGGACAAGTCTCGACATGTTCAGACGTACACGCAGAACGTTTGGAATGCGGCGTCGCCGCGTTATCTCTCGCCGAACGTTTAGGCGCAAACGACCAATGAGAAGGCGCCGCGTTATCAGGAAGTCACGCCGAGGCCAGAATACTTACCAACGGACATTCTACATCAGACGCAACCTCGTCACGTCCCTAACTGGAGCAACGGTCGCAAGGCAAACAATCAACATCGGAGCGTCGGTCATCCCGAACGTCCTCATTGCGCAATTCCAGAAGTACCGCCTCAAGAAGTATGGACTTACCGTCAGGCCTAGGACTCAGCTTGATAGTGCACAATTCGCACTACAGACACAACAGGCACCAGCCTGGACAGTCTACGATCCCTACGGCAGAATCAACGACTCAACATCCGCCTCGTCAGCAAACATCGAAGTCCTCGGCAACAACAGCTACGCAAAACGACACAGCCCCCGCTTCATCAGGCGCGGGGGCATGCCGCAAGTCATCCGAGGAGACACCAACACCGGGGTGGGGAACTACTCTGTTACAAGGTCACCGTGGATCAACTCAACCGCACCGCAAGTGGAACACTACCTCACAACAGTACTCTACCCGCAAATCACAGGAGCCGACAGCGAAACAGCAGTCGAACTGGACGCAGAGATCTGGATCACGGTTGAATTCTCAGGACGCGCTTATCCGATTCAGGTCGGTAGAGACGCGGATGGCCCTACTGGAGCACAGGATCAGAACATTGGAAACCGCCCGGAGTACTCCGGCCAAGAAAGCATGGGCTACGAGGCGAGCCAAGCTCCTCACGGCTGAGGCAGTGCGCGGCTCCGCCGCTACGTATTGATTTTAGTACATCCCTATAGCTTCATGCGTCCACCTAGCCTTCGCCGGCAGGCCCGAGCCTAATTGTTTGTTCGCAGTATTGTTTGTATTTCAAATTTTAAATACACAGTATCGATCAGAACTCAGCTTATCTCTGTTTGGTTCTTCATTGCATAGTACAATTATCTTCTTTGATGACGTCACCACTGTGGCCGAATCGTACTTCGACGTAAACACTATCCCGTCTTTCAATTGCTCCATGAACATGTATGGCCAGTATTCAGGTCCGGTGCAGCGTGCCATGTCAAATATGACTGTGTCGTGTTCCGGTGCTTTGGTCCATGCGTGTGCAATGTCCGCCAACTTCCCTCCGCGGGTCATAAAGGTTCTCCCTTTCTGCATCAGGTGCTTCGCGAGCGTCGACTTGCCCTTGCCTCCTTCTGTGTCCACGACAAAGAGTATTTGTCTGTCTGTCTGTTGTTCCAGTTTCGTCAGTACCTTCTCTTGCCAGGGTCGCAAAGTGTCGATCGTAGGCAGCTTCGTCAAAGACTCCTTCCAGTGGTTCTCCTTGATGATTCCCTTGATTTGGAACAGATACTTCAGGGCGATCTCGGGGTCCGTCTCCACGGCCTCCTCCAGTGACTGGACCGCAAACATCTGCGCGAACGGGGAAGACGCCTTGCTCGATGGCTTCCCAACGGTGCAAAGTAGGTCCCCCTCCTTGGAGCAATACTTCTCCGAGTCGAGGTCCGATCCATAGGCATTTTCCAAATGCGCGCGCGCCAGTGACGGGATCAGTGACTTCCATTTCGTAACAAGCCCATCTTTCGCCCGCAGAAATGATGTCCGAGCATGGAGAAATCCTTGTAAGTGTGGTGTACCCTGTGCGCCGCGTTCCTTCCCAGCTATCCCGAACTCCAAATGCGTCCCAAAGGGACCCTCCAGCTGCTCTTTGAGTGCGTTGCATTCTTCTTCCGTGGGGTTGTTCAAAGTAAAGCAAATGCGGTTGCTCTTTACCTGCTTGCCTTTACGGGGCATACTGGGGTGAACAGGGGGGTCTGGGGTAATACTATATACCCAGACCCTAAAGATAAGAGGGGAGAAGGGGAGAATAATATATATACTCTGGGGGAGCACTTTCAGCGGGGTCAAAGGTCACCAACGGCTATAAAAGTAGGCCAAGTGCTCCCCTCCTTATCAGTTACTGGACAAGTCTCGACATGTTCAGACGTAC